GGTAGAATTGCTAAGTTCGAGGAAGGAGGAGGTAAATGGCGTCTAATCGGAATTACCGATCAATGGACCCAATTGGCTCTAAGAAATCTTCATGACGGAATTTATTCTGTCTTGAGAAAACTTGGAGACATGGGAATTGATGGTACTTTCGATCAAACAAAGTCATTAAAGGAAAAAGTTCCTCTAATGGCCTTGAGACAGTCATCTACAGCCTTTTCCTTCGATCTTAGTGCTGCAACCGATAGATTACCACTTTCCTTACAAGTAAGTGTCCTTGAATCTTTTGGATTTAAGGGTGCTTACCTTTGGGGGTCTATCCTTACGGATAGATGGTGGGGATCTTCGATTGGTAAAATCAAGTATGCTGTTGGGCAACCAATGGGTGCTTACTCTTCCTGGGCAATGCTGGCTCTAACACATCACGTGTTGGTGCAAGTGGCTTCAAGAAGGGTGGGTCATACAACATTATTCACTCAGTACATTGTACTTGGTGACGACATTGTTATCTTTGATGATAATGTCGCTCTTGCCTACAAACAACTTATGTTGGATGCAGGGGTATCTATCAATTCTACAAAATCAATCATCTCCCCTTCGGGAGTTGTTGAATTTGCGAAGAGATGGATCCATCCTTTCTTAGGAGAGGTGTCACCGATAGGTGCATCTCTACTATTAGGGATTAAGAGAAACGTGTCTATGTACCCGGTTCTACTGGTTGAAGTCTTCACTAAAGGTGTAGTTCTTTATCCAAGCAGTGTGTTAGTATTGCTAGACGGTCTGAATAAGATTAGAAAACCGAAAGGTACTATCTTATACAGACGACTAGCATTTGCAACTCTGGGACCTGCGTTTATCCAAAAGCAAGGCCATATGATCAACGAAATGTTGACGGTATGGATCGCGAAATCTTTCGGATTTTCTCTTGATTTCTTTCAAACCCTAGTAATCTCGATCGGAGATTACTGGATGAAGGAAATTGAGAAACAACAGGCTATTCCGAGACAAAACTGGAACTTCATTTGGAAAAGTTTCCTAAGAACTCCGGTTCTGCCGAAGAATAAGTTGCTATCGGCGTTACTAACAATACCGATGGTTCTTTCTCCCGCATGGTGGCTCTACGGAACTGCCTTGTGGAGAAGCTTGGATGCTCC